AGCCAGAGTGCCGCGAGCCTGTGATGCCCATCCACAATCACATTACGACTCTCTATAGCATACACATTTGCTAACGCCCTATGCCCCGGTTCTGGCGCACCCTGCGTACGAATGTAATCCGCAACCGACTTCTTACGCAGTTTGTGCTGCGACGCATACAAATCAGTAATCGTTACCGATTCAATATCCGAATCCGACCACACCTCAGGATCAAGCTTCGGACGCTTAACAACAGGCCACGGAACAGCAATATGCTCATCGTCAATCATTGGCATCTGATCAAGTTCAGCCAACGCTTCCGCTACACGCTCACGAGCGGCTTTAACGATTCCAGCCGAAAGCCCCTTCAGGGGCAGAGTCTCGCCCCCCGGCATCAGCCCCTACCGTTTTATCATCGCCGACAATGCCATCCACCCATGACATGCCAGCATCTCCACCCCACGCATCCCACGCCACACGACCCGGCGACGGGAAACCCTCTTCACCAGAGTTAAATCCCTCTGCCTTCTTGTCCACCTCATGCCGGTGGAAGAACGAGTGCATCCGTCGTACAGTGTCAATGCCAACAGAGCGTCCAGCAGCAAGATCGGATGCCCGCTTCCGTCCGGTGTCCGTGAACCCATCACCAGCATGCCCTTCCTTAATCCATTCAAGAGCACGCTTAGCAGCGTTACGAACACCATCCGGTGGAGTATGAGAATCCTCAGCCTTTAACGCTTCAATGCGAGTTAGGGTTGACGCGCGATGTCCAACAAATGTTTCTGTCGGCTCCCAACCATCCTTGCCTTCACGGTAAACCCTGATCAACATTGCAGGATCATCTTCAGTACCCGTGATAGTGAATGAGGAATCTGGCACTTCTAGCTTGCCGTCACGCACAACACGCTCAATTTTTCCCCTAGCCTTACCGCCAGAAGAACTCCATGACACAAAAGCACCAAGAAAAACATTAGAGTTACTTGCTTTGAAAGCGTTAGCCAGTTCGCGCGCTGCATCAGGATCATGCTGCACCAAGGCATTAAGAGCCTTGCCCTTGTCGGCATTCAAAAACTCGAACATAAATGGTCGCTTACGCGCCCCTTTAGTCCACTTCACAAAAGCATTCAACTCAATAACAGTCGGATTAACAGAAAGCTTAATGTCAGGCCGCGTAATGTCAGGTTTGCGTGAAGCTGGTTCACCAAGTTCATTACCAGTCTCACCCTCAACTACAGGTTTATGCTGAGTGTCGTCATTCAAATCAACAACATCAATACCCTCAGCCTCAAGAATCTCATCCACAGAACCCGCCGGCACCAGCGTTGAAAGCACAAACGGCATGTCAGCCTCAGGGAACGTAAACAACGGAAGACCCAACTCGGCACGCGCCTCATTAATCGTCTTCTGACCAGACTGAAGTTCCTCCATGCGACGCTTAGCGTCACGCTCCTCAAGCCCAGCATTCTCAAACTTAAACACAAACGACAAATCTTTAGGCATCCCCAAGAACCTGTAAGACAACTGATTACACAAATCCGTCAACCACATGATGATGGGCTTGATACTCATCATCTCGCTAGAAGCAGCCTCACCCTGCTGAATGCCTTTCCCACCAAGACCACCCTTGGGGGAAAAGCCAATCTGAGTGGGAAGCACACCAAAATGCCCACAAATCTGCTTCACCAAATACTCGTCAAACTCAGGCTTGTACTTCGTATCCAGACCGGGCGGGAAGATAGGCTTCATGCCCTCTGGAAGCATCTTGGCGCGACGACGAGCCTCCGTCTTACCCGCAAGCTCATCATTAAAAATACGCTCGTAGGCACGCAGAATCTCAGGATTACCGCCATACGTGGCGTCAGTCTCCATAAACACCTGAGGCGTCACACCATCAGTGAACTCTGTACGCAGCCATTGCAGGCGCTTCATGTACAAGTCGATCACGGGCAAAGCGCGTTCCACCGCGCTGTACCCGTATGGGGTGTTGGTGCGTCGGGTGCGCGGTGCATACACAAGATCGTCAGCCGTGAACTCACCGTCAGCGTCAGCTGAGGCAGTGAACTCGCCTCGCGGGAACCCCCATAGAATCTGCTGATATGCCGGATGAGGGGGAATGGGTCTGCCGCCACGGTCATCTAGCAGCGGTTTGATTGTTGCCCCGTCAAGAATTTCTAATGAGAACAGGCTCTTGTTATCGAGAGTCATGTTGGGGTAGATGCTAAGAGCGTCAATGACGAGCATCTCTTCCATTGCGAGTCCTACCCACTCGCTGAAAGAAAGACCGTTGATTCTGTCGGGCATTGCCCAAAAGTCACGTATACGCATGATGTCGGGTAGGAGTGACTTGCGTGCTTCGCGTGTGGCAGCAGTGTGACCGGTGGTGGTGGGTTCGGACATGATTCGTTCGATAGCATCGGGCGACAGGCTGATATCCCACTCCAGCCCACAAATCATCGACTTACTTACTTCAATGCATTTACGAACAAGATCGCTTCCCTCAGCTACTTCCCGAAGCAACCGGAAAGGTACAACGCGCTGCTCGGTGATTTGAAGGTTCCATGCGACAGGGAACTCATAGCGGCGCGGTAGGGCTCTTCCGTTTTCCTGCGGCGGGTTAATCAGTGACGGGATAAGCGGGCGGCCGGGCGCGAACGGTACAACGTAGTCTTCTGCGCGTCGCTCCATTGGTACAGCAGTAGTACCCGATGCAGGAACCTGTGACGCAATCTGCTGCTCTGTTTGCGTAACTGTCCCAGCAGGCAGATTCAGTGCCTTCGCTACGCTCTCACGCCAGCCCACTAGACCGCCTTCAACTCAGACCCGCAATAGGTACACACCAGCGATCCCTTAACATTAGGGAATCCGCAAGTACACAATACAGCCAAACTCCTTAGGTACGCTTCGGTTCCGCCAGCATTCATCAACTCTGTCAACCCATGCACCAGTGCATCAAGACGGTCAGGCGACTTAGCATCATCAGGCGTCCACGTTGTCATCTGCGTTTCAAGCTGCTCCAACGTTCCAACATGATGCACGCGGCCTTGCTCATACAAACTGCTTATTGGTTCGGCGCGTAGACGCTTGCCTTTAGTTGCGCGTACTTCGCGGATAGGGAGCGTTTCTCTAACTGTTCGTAGCGTTTGGGACACCATCTCACCGCCTTGGTTAATCTCAATAACGACGGCGTCGCATTCGTAGTGATCAAATATTTGAACAACGCGCTTAGCCCAATCGTTAGGCGAACCTTTCATTGAGTGATCCGCCTCGACATACCCGTGACCCTCATTGTCACGCGAGCACACAATGATGCCTGTCTCGTCACTCGTAGCCGTATTTGTAACAGCAGGGTCAACTGAGACGATGCGCCGAACAATATTGCTCGGTGATTCCTTCACACGGTTCTTATCTAGCAATGCGACATTCCATAATGCGCCATCAGCGTCTTCAAGGAGCATGCCGTACAGCTCCTGCATACCCAGCCGTGTCCCCTCGTAGCGGGCCATAAGCTCTTTGAGAGCATCGGGCGCAAGGTTTTGCCTGTTATCAAACGTGCTACCTCGTGTAACAGCAATGCTTCCATCGTCACGGGATAGCAGTTCGCGCATGAGCGGCGTTGGCTTCGGCGTGGTTGTGACAATCGTCTGCGGTTTTGTGCCTAGACGTAGCCCGAACTTCAACTGATCCCAAATCTCACGCGCTTTGGGGATAGCGGCAAGCTCGTCTATCCACGCATAGTGATGCTGCGGGCCACGTAGGCGTTCTGGTTCTTCGCCCGAAAATATTTGAACCCTTGAGCCGTTAGTGAGTTTTAGTGAGCCTTGTGACCGGTTCCACGAATCAAGAACGCGATAACGTTTTACGACGCTGAGTAGTCCTGAGTCACCTTCGATGCAGACATCTCGTGCGTCGCTGAAGGTAGGAGCAATGATGGCTGCGCGTATTGGCATGCGTGTAGCCATGTCGGTCAACCATTCGGCTGCTGTGCGTGTCTTTCCTGCGCCACGACCTGCCACGTACAACCATGTTGACCAGTCACTCTCCGGTGATCTCTGTTCCGTCCTCGCTAGAGTCGATGACCACAGCATCCTCGATGCCGCCACGATATGTGTGCCCGTCACTTGCGAGGAGTTCGGCAAGACGCTGCACCTCCCTGTCCAAATCGCTTGACCCATCAAACACAGTCACATCTTGTTGAATCACCGTAGGCATATCCAGCCCCATGAGCTTTGCCCTACGCTCCATAATGCGCAGCAGGACGGTAATGGCTTTGGGGTCGCCCTCTTCTACCTTCGCCCAAATCTTTTCCTGCGCCCTATCCAGCCGTGTTGCCTCAATCTGGCGTAGGTCATCGGCAGGTTCCTGCAATGCACGCTGCAACCCGCGACGCACTGCCCTTAAGGCGCCTGCATGGTCGGAATACCCAAGCTCGTGTGCAATTTCTGAGTAGGTCATTCCCGTACGGCGTAGGTTGATCGCCGCAATTTCCTTCTCACGATTCATCACTTGCGCTGCTTTACTCACCGGCATACGAACACAGTACCAAACCCTGAGCAAAACAGTCACAAAGAACTATTGACTCTACCGTTAGGCACCCGAAAGAATCCTTGAAACACCAGATCAGGCGCATATTCCTGTAGGTGCTAGTAGTGAGAGAGCTGTATAAGTACTACACATACTACCCGCAAAGGGGGTACTAACCAAAACTAGTACAACTTCTAAAAACCCCTACCGCGCGTGTGTCCGTTTTGGCGGGGTTTGGGGGGGAATGTCCGTTTTGTTCTTGTGTCTCTGAAAGTTATCCACAGCTTGGGGATAACCTGGGGATAACTTGAGCAAAGTGTGGATAACCTGTGGATATCTATTAGTTCCTCTATACACAGCCCTGTGGATAAGCTGTGGATTATTGTTCACCAAGAGTTCACGAAAGTGTCCGATTCG